TTTCTTATATATAGCTTGGTAATGCATCGAGATTCATGGCGACCCCATCCAATTGCTTGGTTTTATACTGTGCGAAATAGGCCTTATCTAATTGGTCCTCTGGCGTTTTGTTATGCACGGTTCTCGCAATCATTTTATACAATTTGAAACTGGGATATCTTTCTGACCCATTCTTTTTATATAAGACGTTCTTGCCATTATCGTCCGTCACCCAATCGATAATGAGTTTTTGCAATGGGTCAGGTGTAAATCCCGATTCGTTTTCATCGTCGATATCTAACAAGAAGTCATAAAGAGCACATCCCAATCTGCATAAATCGAAACTGTAATTGGGGTCTAATCTGGGTTTGTTGTCATTGAAATACGGCTCACAATTATATTGGGTGGCGGCATCACCTCCTGGCGCAAAACTGTCGCTGCAAAATATTTTGCCTTGAAATCTGTAAATGGCTCGGCCGAAATCGATGATTTTGAATATTTTGCCATATGTGGGGACTTTGTAATGTTGCCCGCGAACCGTGTAATATAACCATTCTTCTTTTGTTTCGATATACATAATATTATTCGTATGTAAGTCATTGTGTGTAAATGCATATGCTTTTTGATATGCCATCAAAATCATAATGACTTGGAATAATGCACTTGCAGCTGTATCTAAATCGAGAATTTGGTTCTCAAATAATTCGTCTAATGTTCCTGTGCATTTTTCCATACAAATCATTTGCACGGGGAAGTCATAAATATATGCGTTTAATGGGACCTCCCCTTCTGATTCCTCTGATTCTTCTTCTTCCGATTCCTCTCCTTCTTCTTCCTCTACTTCTCCTTCTTCCTCTTCTACTACCGATTCCTCTCCTCCATCTCCTTCACTTGAAGAATCATCGAATTCTCCTTCTCCTTCTTCAGATGCATCAATCAGAGAATCTTCATCATCGGAATAATTCAACTCACTATTGGAATCATCCGAAGAAACCGTAGATTCTTTTTCATATACACATTCCTTTTCATCCAGGATCTCATCTTCTTCTAATAAATCCACACCTTCTAATTCTACCAAAGAAAATGTAGATACATTCGAACCATTATGTATACACAACTTTTCTTTGTTTGTTCGAGATCCAAAATTCGCAAAAGGACTTTCTTGTTGTTCTACTTCGTATAATTTCCCTTTGTTTTCATTAAAATAATCGGATTGCAATAAATAATCGATATCGTCTGCAATATTCATCTTAAACTTCTTTTGAATGCCTAAAAACGAACCGTAGTAATCAACCCCATGCACATATCCGTGATGATTCAATAACTGGCTGGATAAATAACAAAAGAAATTATCGATATAACTCGCATTATTGGGATTCGATAGTTTCTCATGAACATCGGTATTGTCAGAAAGTTTTGGTAAAGTATTCAATCCCTCTTGCGATTTATACCTGCCAATGAAATATCGAACGGGGTCTAATAACGGCGCGAATTTAATGAATAATTCGCGTTCGACTATTTGTGACGTCTGTGAATCGAATACTTGATGCAAATCAACGACGTGGTAGCGGTGGTTGAATGCGACGGAATCGTAGTTGTTTTCATTTAGTTCGAAAAACGTAGGATAAATGGGGTGGTAAGATTGGAAACCTTGGATATCGAACGGCTGATAATTTTCGTTTTCATTCTGTTTTTCTAAATCTGCGAGAATCACTTTCTTTGGCTTATAATAATGAATCTTGAATTTAGTCATTTTGTATAATTCACAACGTTATTAGTTTTTATGTATTTGAACGATATCGTGCGTATTTTTTATGCACATAAAAATACAAGAGTCTAATATAGATGACGCTTGAATTAAAGAAATTTGATATGAAAGCAATTACTTTTAAACCGGATGAAAATAAGGGGCCCGTTATTGTAATGATTGGACGGCGTGATACAGGTAAATCATATTTAGTGCGAGATTTATTATTTCATCAGCAAGATATACCGATAGGCACCGTTATCTCAGGGACAGAAGCAGGAAATGGATTCTATGCTCAACTTGTACCTAAACTATTCATCCACGAAGAATATAATTCAGTTCTCATTGAGAACATTTTAAGAAGACAGAAAGTGGTTCTTAAACAGGTCGCCAAAGAAATCGAACAATATCGCAGGTCGTCGATTGACCCCCGGACATTTGTTATATTAGATGATTGTCTTTATGATCAGGGATGGACGAAAGATAAACTGATGCGGCTACTCTTCATGAATGGGCGACATTGGAAGGTTATGCTCATTATTACTATGCAATATCCCCTTGGTATCCCGCCTAATTTGCGAACAAATATAGATTATGTATTTATCTTAAGAGAACCCTATATGACCAATCGCAAAAGGATTTGGGAGAATTATGCTTCGATGTTTCCTACATTAGAATCGTTTTGTTCCGTCATGGACCAAACTACCGAGAATTATGAGTGTTTGGTTATTAATAACAATGCCAAATCGAACAAATTGCACGACCAAATCTTTTGGTATAAAGCCGAACCTCGCCCGGATTTCAAATTGGGGTCTAAAGAATTCTGGGAAATTTCGAAAAATATGGGGGATGACGACGACGGAGATGCATATGACCCGAATAAAGGGCGGAAAAAATCTGCGGGCCAACAGATAACTGTCAAAAAGAATAATAAGTGGTGATTTCGTGTAAATAGTTAAAAATAAATCACACATCTTAATATGTGCGGTATCGTAGGATATTTAGGAAACAAGGAAGCCATAAAAGCAGTTTTAGAAGGGCTTTCTCTATTGCAAAATCGCGGATATGATTCAGTCGGTATTTCTATCATAGAAAACGCCCAAATTCGCACAACCAAATATGCGTCCACTACGACCAACAATTCGCTCGAATTGCTTAAATCCAACATTTCCAATGAAACCTCTACGATTGCTATTGGACACACGCGTTGGGCAACCCACGGAAGCAAGACAGATACCAATGCCCATCCTCATCATGATCACAAAGATAGAATATCACTCGTTCATAACGGTATCATCGAGAATTTCCAATCTCTGAAAATAGAATTGGTGGCTAAGGGATATACTTTCCGTTCGTCGACAGATACGGAAATCATTGCCGTTCTTATCGGCCATTTCTTAGATGAAGGTCTCTCTATGGCGGAAGCCATAGGCCAAGCAACAGACAAACTGAAAGGGACGTGGGCGCTCGTCATTATTCACAAAGACGCGCCTACGAAACTCTGGGCCGTCCGCAATGGGTCTCCGCTACTCTTAGGCATCGAGCCACAATTCGTAATGGTCGCCTCTGAACAAATCGCGTTCCATAATTACATCAAACAATATGTTGTTCTTTTAGACCACGATGTCATCGAAGTCTCGCTGGAAAATGGCAGCATTCATTATAGCAAAAACCTGCATCATTACAATCAGCGAACGAAAGTGAATCACGCGGACGACGACATTAGTCCCGCGCCATATCCCCACTGGATGCTGAAAGAAATCGCGGAACAACCCGATACCATTGTCCGCGCTATGAACAACGGCGGCAGAATTGCGAGCGATACCACTGTCAAATTGGGCGGATTAGAAGCATACCCATTACACGATATCGACCATCTCATCTTACTCGGTTGCGGCACATCGTATCACGCCGGATTGTGGTCCCTACCCTTATTCAAATCCCTCGATATATTCGATACAGTATTTCTTTGTGACGGTGCAGAGTTTCATAAGAACGATATTCCAAAAAAGGGGAAAACGGCGGCTATCCTCCTCTCACAATCGGGAGAAACGAAAGATTTACAGCGGTGTCTTCCTATGATTGAAGATTGCGGGATTATTTCCATAGGCGTAGTAAATGTCATCGATTCATTTATTGCACGCGAGACGACCTGCGGGGTCTACCTGAATGCTGGACGTGAAGTAGCCGTGGCATCCACCAAATCATTCACGAGCCAATGTGTCGTTCTCTCGCTATTAGCCGTCTGGTTCTCTCAAAACAAAGGAACTTGTGTAGAAAAACGCCGGCGCATCATTCACGACCTCCACCAATTATCGTTTCAATGTTCATCTATCCTAACGAACGGCAACATGGAACACATATACAACTTAAGCAAAGATATCATTTATGCACGTTCTGCATTTTTATTGGGAAAAGGGAAAGAAGAAGCCATTGCGAAAGAAGGCGCTCTGAAAATCAAAGAAATCGCGCAAATACACGCGGAAGGATATTCGTCGTCGGCATTAAAACACGGACCCTTCGGGCTTTTAGAACCGGGTCTTCCAGTAATTGTCATTGATATCGGCGAAGAATACCGCGAAAAAACCTACAATACGGTGCAAGAAGTATTGGCACGAAACGCATTGGTAATGATTATTTCTGACAATGCAGTAGATACTCCTGCCTATGGGTGTTTGGTAGAGCCGAATCATACGTTTGGCGGATTATTGGCGAATATATGTCTACAACTATTGAGTTATTATTGCGCCCTTCATAAAAATATTTCGCCAGATTATCCGCGAAATTTAGCCAAAGTGGTAACCGTAGAATAAACCTAACTCTATAATATATGAACCTTATTTTTCGCACAGGTATTGCATCGTTGTTCATACAG